TGGAGCAGTCAAAGAAGTAAGGATTGCATTACCTCCGACAGTCGGCATATTTGTTGATTCTATATTAGTGAACCACCCTTTCGTGACACGAGCACCTGTTGCAGCAATAGATCCAGTCATTGTGATGCTTTGTGTTCCAAGAGCAACAGTTCCGTTGAATGTTTGAGTTCCAGTGAATGTGTTTGCTGCATCAGTTCGAGCGATTGTCGCTGAAGTTGAAGGGAATGTCATTGTTGTGCCGTCAGTACCGGCAAGAGTGAGAGTGTTTGAAACAGACAGCTTTTTTGCACTTGTCACAACAGTTGCAACATACATTGCATTCCATGAAGCAGCACTTGTTCCTGAAGTCAGAATACAAGTTATTTCAGCAGAAGTATTTGCTGCAAGAATAATGATTGCATTTCCACCTGAAGAATTCACAGTGACCGCACCTGAAGAAAGGTTCACGATCCACCATGATTGCCCTAGTACAAGAGTTGAAGCCACCGGCATGACAACTGTTTGAGTTGTTGATCCTGTAAAGTATTGCATCGCATTACTTGAAACAGTGAGAGTTGTTGTTCCTGCCGCAGTCGCAGTTGTTGTGTATCCTTCAAGAGTATTCACTGCAGTAAGGTTTCCGTTTGCATCACGAGAAGCCAAAGTTGAGACAGTTGCTGCAGAAGCAACACCTGTTCCAGTAGGCAAGCCGTTGATCACCGGAGTTGTGAGAGTTTTATTTGTCAGAGTTTGAGAAGCCGAAACATTGACCTGATCCACACCTTCAACAGCAAGAATTCCTGCCGCACTTCGAGAAAGAGTTGTATCGGTTGCACCGCCTGCTCCGAGTTCGATTGTAGTGAATGAAGGAGCTGTGAGAGAAGTCAAAATTGCAGTACCCCCCACAGTTGGCATGTTTGTTGATTCAATATCAGTAAACCACCCTTTTGTGACACGAGCACCGGTTGCTGCAAGAGAACCAGTCATTGTGAGAGAGTTCGCACCGAGAGCAAGGTTGCCACCGGATACAGTGAAGCCACCTGTTGCAGTTGCAACAGTGATGTTCGCAGTTCCGTCAAAACTAACTCCTCCAATTGTTCGAGCATTCTGAAGGGCAGTTGCAGTTGAAGCATTTCCTGTGAGTGGACCTGTGAATCCTGTTGCTGTGAGCATTCCTGTTGCTGAATTGAATGCAAGTCCTGCATTTGTTTTCGGTCCGAGATCTCCTGTTGCTGCAGTCACAAAGAGAGGGAAGCAGGTTGTATCTGCTGACTCGTCAGCAACTGTGATCGCTGTTGGAACTCCACCTCCTCCTGAAGCAGAAAGAGTGTGAGTTGCATGATCATATGCAAGTCCTGAACCAATAGTGAAGAAGGCGACACTGTTGTCAGTATCATCCCACCCCATGATTGTATTTGCTCCCGGATCAGTAAGTGCCGCACCTGTACCTCCTTTTGCAAGAGAGATTGCTGTGCCACTCCATACACCTGTTGCGATTGTTCCAAGAGTTGTGATGTTTGTTGTACCTGCCCATGTTGAGAGAGCGATATTTTCCACATTATTGAGAGAAAGCAGAGTTTTGACAGTTGAAGCAGAGAGAACTTCCGGCACTCCTGTTCCTGCAGTATTTCGTCCAAGAAGGGAAGCTGTTGCCATATCCGCCATTTTTGCAAGAGTCACTGCTCCATTGTCTATTGTCCAAGTCGCACCTGATCCTGAAACTGTGATGTCACCCTTGTCGCCGTCAGAGACACCTGAAGCTGTTGCTGTTATTGTGACAACTCCTCGTCCACCTGCACCGGTTGAACTGATTGTGATTCCAGTACCTGCTTTGATTTGAGTGACACCGCCTCCGATAGTATTTCGAAAAGCACCGCCTCCTCGTCCATTTGGGAATGATTGAGCGATACGAAGATCAATCACTTCTTCAAGTCCGGCAATTGCAGTTGCCTTCAAGCGTTCGTCTCCCTGAAGGAGTTCAAGCTTGTTTGCAAGTTGCACCGGTCCGTCAAGAACTGTTTCCTTGAATTCAGGAATGGTGATTTTCGAAAGAACATCGGATACGAGAGATTCATGATCCTTTGCAATTTTGTCTGAAATTATTTTGTCAGAGATTTTTTTGACATCTGCTTCAGTGATAAGTTTCTTCTCAACAGCTTCAACAGCTTTATCCACAGATTCCTTGAGCTTTTTGTTTTTGGATTCACATTCTGCAAGAACTTCAGCGTGCTCCTTCTTCAGCTTCTCAACCATACGAACAATACCCTGCTTTGTGTCAGAGTTGAGCTTTTCAGTGTCGCCTTTATATGCCCCCATAATTGCAACAATTCCAGTGAGGACTTGTTTCACCTGATCTGCCGTAATAACATTGCCAGTGTTGAATATTTGAGCGAGCTTCTTCAATTGTTCTTGTTCGTTTTCCATATACTTGCTTTTATACCTGTACAGGTGTATAATTGATAATTATGAATACATTTGTTGCTTTTGTAATTATAGCACTTTTTGCATGGATACTTTCGGCGTTGATCGGAGTATTTGGGTGGATTTTAGGCATAATTATTTTTTTGCTTCTAATTTCCTAATATATTCCTCGACTCGCTTCTTATCAGTACCAACAAGGATATCTCGTACTTTTTCGAGGACACTTTTTACAATGCCCGGCTTTCCTTCATTAAGGATATTGAGCAATGAAAGTCCTTGATAATCTCCCACAAGATCCATTGCAGTGAGAGCAACATCACCTTCCTTGATTGCATCGTACCCTGTAATCTCCTTCAACTTTGTAAGGAATTGACGAGCACCGGCATCAGAGTTTGACTGAATTGCACGCTTGACTGTTGCAGCTCCTTTGATTCTTTCACCATATGCTCCTTCTTTTCCAAGAAGTGAATCACCAATATCTTCAAGGTTGATATATTCAGCATATTGCTTGCGAAGTCCTCGGTATCCTTCGTCTATTTGAGAGATATGATCAACAGTCTCGTCTCGCATCGCATTGATTGCTTTCTCAATACGCATATTTGCTGAAGCATTTTCTTTGAAGTTTCCAAAAGGATCTTTTGAATCTCGGAGATACTGTTGCCAGTCACGAACGAACTGAAGGCGTTCACCCACAGTTGCACCTCCTTGTTCAAGAGCATCAAAATCTTCAACGAGTTTTCGAACAACAGGTCCGCCTCCGGTATCAACACCGAACTTCTTATTTTCGAAGTTTTTGATCACATCAGAGAATACACCAAGAGTTTTTTCGTCCACAGCAAGAGGATTTTCAAGATATTTCTGCTCGATTGCACCCATTTGAGAACCGACACTTTGTCTTTCTTTTTGAACAAGATCAAGTGCTTTGTCTGTTCTTTTTCCAACAATTTCAACAGGAGAGCCGTCAGGAACAGAGCGATCTTTTTTGAAAAGTTCCGCTTGCTTGAGGAATGACTCAAAGTTTTCTTTTGTTTCAGCTTGAACAAGCCCCTTTTCTTCAGGAGTGAGTTCAGAAAGCTTTTTAAGAATACGATTGTCGCCTTGCTTCACACTCACAAGAACATCCTGTGCAGTATCTTTGAGAGCTTCAGCAGGGTTGAGAGATACCTTCACAGCATCAGCAACTTCAGGACCGGCAAGATCCTTCAAAACTTTCGATCCTGACTTTTCAGCAAGAGTTCGAGTACCTTCCTGTAAGAGACTTCCTGTTTTCTTTACCCCGGCAAGAACTGTATCAACACCTTCAGAAGCAATTCGTGGAGCATTTTTAACAGTTTGAGTGACAGCTCGGCGAGTGACATCAAGTCCAGTCTCACCGGCTTCTTTCAAAAGAGTTCCACCTCGCCCTGCAACTTCTCCACCGATAAAGTTTGTCACAAGAGAGACCACACCTCCGGCAGCATCAATGTCACGCTGTTTTTCAGGAGGAAGGGCATCGTACCATTTCACAACATTCTGAACTCCCGGATTTTCCATGACTTTTGATCCAAGTTTTCCAACAACTTCAGTCACCTTCTTTTCAGTAGCATCAGAAAGCAACATATTCGCAGCACCTTTGAAGGTTGCTCCGATTGCATCAGCTCCTGCACCGGCAAGCTGTCCAACAGTCTGAAGGATCGAACGAAGTTTGCCCTGCTCTCCATTCTGCATAGCAGTGCGTATCTCGTCTATATTGTCAGCTCGCTTTTGAGAAGATTCAGCGATATCTTTTCCGATACCGGTGAAGTCCTCGAATCCTTCTTTGATCCTGCCTCCAATAGTAGGGCTTGCAGGTTCTGCATCAGGAGAAGGAGGAGTGATTCCAACTTCAGTGAGTTCTTTGTTCATTTGTCCGCTTTCGATACGCTTTCGAAGCTCGACAGCGTAGGGGCTTGTCGGGTTTTTCTTTGCGTATTCAATTGCTTCTTTTATATTTGCCATAAAATTATTGTGTAGGAGCTAGACTATTAAAGAATGAAGCGTTCGACTCAAGCACCGGCATGTTCTGTGAATTCATTCCTGATCCGGGAACAAGATTCAAGAATTCATTGTTTGGAAGGGCGGTGATACCGGAAGTGACCTCAAGTGCTCCGTCAATGAGGTTCTTCAATTCAGCAGAATTTTTGTATTTTGTACTCATGAGCTGAAGGGAGCTTCGATTGATATTTTCAGTTGCCTGTTTCATTTGAAGATCAAGAGCAGAAGTGACTTTCTTATCTCGTGCCCATACACTCGGCTCGTTGATTCCGAGTCCGACAAGTTTCTGCACACCGGCATCGAGAGTTCCGAGTGTGTAGTAGTCCTTGATTGAACCCACAAGAGAAATATACGCAGAATTGAGTTCTCCTTTTCCTTTTGCAGAAAGCACTTCACCTGATCCCCACTTATCAATTGCAGCTTTATAATCACGCAATGCTTGAGCATAGCGTGTTCCGTCTTTGATAGTTTTTGCTTCAGGGGTTGAATTGAATTTTGCAAGTTCTTCGTATGAAAGTGTCTTTGTTCCTCCTCCTGTTGTCTCGTCAAGTTCTGCTCTCTTTTGAGCGACTTCAAGTCCGAGCTTGTCGAGAGTCTTGAGTTTGATTGCTCGATCCAACGCATCACCGGAGTACACTCCGAGAGCTTCAGCAACAGCAACCTTGTCACCTGACTTTGCAGCGTTCTTTGCCTTTGTGATCACAGAAGCCGGAGCTTGCTGTGCAGTTGCATTGATAATCATTGTCGCAATTTCAGATTCAGTTTTCTGCTTCATTTCAATTTCCTTGAGAGCAACATTGCTTCGGATAGTTTGTTCAGTCGCCTGTTTCTTTTCGTCTTTTGTAAGGATAGGAGCAAGAGCTGTGAGCTGTGCTTGATAGAGTCCGATCATTTCTTTATATGGAGCATACTTCGCAGCAACCGCTTCTTCTGCAGTTTCTTTTGCGAGCTGAATGTCACCTTGTTTTGCGATTGCAGTTGCATTCAAAACACCGATCTCGGAAGTCTTGAGAGCACGAAGAATTGCGGCATCACCGGCAAGCTTTGCCTGATTTGATTGTGCGAAAGGAAGGAGAGTGTCTCGGCGTTCTTCTGAACGCATTTTTGAAACGAGTGTCACATCGTCTTGAGCGATCTCCGCTTGCTTCTTCAAAATTTGAGAGTTGATTGTTTGAAGTTCTTGCTTCAAAGTTCCAACACCGGCTTTTGCAAATTCTTCAGTACGAGTTGCACTCTCTCCTTGAAGTTTTGGTACTAGATTGAAAATTGCAGTTGAAAGATCTGTCGCAGTCTTTTGTGCGGCAGTATCTTCAACTTGTGATGCTCGAATAATCTCGTCCGCAGCATTGTATGGCACTTCAGTCGGAGTGAGAGATCCGTCAGGGTTTTTTGTATATCGGACAGTGCTCTTTGAGCCGTCACTTAAAAAGTTTGTAGTTGTGCCGTCATTGTTATCCTTCTGATTCACCACAGTCACAGTGTTTTTTGGAGTAGCAGTCGGGATCTTCGGAGTCTCGGCAGGATTCATTGAAGAAGAATCAATGACAGTCGGGATCGTCACATTGTTTTGAGAAGAAGGCACTGTTTGAGTTGAGCCAGTGATTGAAGGAAGTTTCAAAACCTGACCTTGCTTGATCAAGTTCACATTTGAAATATTGTTGAGCTTCGCCAAAGTACCGACATCAGTCTTGTATGTCTTTGCAAGTGTGCTCAAGTTATCTCCTTTTTGTACTGTGTATGAATCCATGTTTTTTTCAACCACTTTTATATTCTAATAATAACATTTATTCCATTAAACCTTTAGCACGAAGAAGTGCCAAAATGGAATTGATTGCCGACCTCGATTGTGAATCAACTGTCGCACCGCCTGAAGGTTGTGCAATTGCTGTTTCAGGGGTGATCACGATATCTGTGAACTCAATTCGTTCTGCATCAGTGCCGTTGTGTTTGTGTGGGGTTACTTTTTCCATAAATTTACCAAAGTTTGACTGCTATTAAATAAATATTCGATCCGTACAATGTGCTTGTCGCTTGATCAAGCTCGATTTTCAACTGCACATACTCCGCATCAGCAATTGCTCCGATATCCTCAAAGGAAATCACACCTCCAAGTCCTTTGATCGTGTCACCGGATGCGGTGAATCCCCATGTTCCGATCAAAGTGTACGCATCCTTGCTGTTTTTTCGGTATGAAATGCGGATATTTTGCCCTGCAACGAGCGGTTCAGCTAGACACCACTCAATATGCTCAAAAGTGTGTTTGCTGTTGTAATTTCCCACTTTTGCCATGTCAGTTTCAATGATCCCTCCATAAGAAGGAACGAGAATATAGTCAGAGCCGTCAATGCCGTATGTTGCACCAAGACTCCACCCCACATTGAGTGTTTGATAGTTGATTTGTCGAACGAATCCGATCTTCAAAACAGAAGTCAGTCCTTGATTGCCGCTTGCAATTGTTCGATACGCAACAGGGTATGCCGGATCTTTTATATCCACCTCATAAATACCTCCCTTTCCTTGCTGATCAGCGAAAGTCGAAAGTCCAACAAGGAGAGTTCCTTGAACAGATATTGACATCGCATTTGTGTAAACAGTTGAATTTGAAATGACACCACTTGAAGCATAGGGAAGTGTGCAGACGAATTCGTAGTTTGTTGAGTCAGTCACATATATATTGCCTTGTGTCCCTGCTTGCACATACAATTTATTTGCATGCTGAAGAATGGCATTGATTCCATTTTCAGAAAACACAACAGGAAGATCAGCGAGTCCGGGGTTGCCAAGTGTTCCTGCTTGACGATTCCACGGATAGAGACGAGCATTCGGAGCATTTCCTCGATCAGCATATGAAGATCCTCCTTGAGTACCGATCACAATATTTTTTCCATACTCAACAAGAGTCGAAACAAATTGTCCGTCAGGAAGATCAAGAGCATCAAGAGTCAGTGTGATTGTCGGAGCGACAGCAACAGTTCCTGAAGTAAGCACTTCAATTTTTGCAACATAGTTCCCATTCCCTGAATACAGAAAGTCGTCTTGCCCAACAAGAAGTTTTCCGTTGTAAACTTCAGAGAATCCTGAACCGATAGCATCGAACCATGCAGCACCTGCTTCAGTCAGTGGTCCATATGCAGCGAGTCGGCTTGAGTATCGAACCCACACATAGTTTTTATATATTGCAAGATCCCACGCATTTGCAAGCCCTGTCTGAATTGCTACTCCATTTTTGTACAGAGTACCCTGACCAGTTGATCCTGATAGGGTATAAGTATTTCCGAGAGTATCTTTCACTTCGGCAATAGGAAGTTGATCAAGAGTGATATTGCTTCGAGCAACAAGACGATTTTTCAACTTTGCAATACCTTTATTTTCGAAGATCTCCACATTTTGAAGCAACCCAAAACCATACAAAGGATGTTTGACTTGTCCTTTCGTGTTCCAGTTTGCAAATGTGACTACTCCGTTTTTATCCATAATATTTTTTTATGCTTCAGCTTCCCAAATTAAGAAGAATGTTCCTGTTGGAGAGTTGGTTTTTGTCCAAGTGATAATAATATTTGTGCTATCAAATGTAACGACACCTGTTTGAGTACCTGCTCCTGCTGCTGCATTGAGAGTAAAAGTGTTATCGTCCACATATGCAGGAGTCGCAGAATTAGAATAATTCGAAGCCGATGCCTGTGTTGTTCCGTTATAGATAGTATAGGCAAAGGCAAGACCTTGATCTGCTGAAGAACCAGTTGCAGACTTTGCAAAAGCCGTAATCCTGACTATTTTCGGTGTTTTACCAAGCCCATGAGCTATGTTTTGTGTTGTTGAAGCATCTGCAGCATTTTTTGTCGTCTGTCCGCATTTGTAAGTGATCGGATTTGTGATATTCGTAATAGCTGATCCATCTGCAGCAGGATATTTTCCTGAAGAATCAAATTGAACAAGTTTTGAAGCCCCCGGAGAACCAACTGCAGAAGCAGGCACAACAAGAACTGCACCTGTGCCTCCTGTCGCTGTTCCTGCAGTTATCTCCGCAGTTGTCGCAATTTCCACAACACCTTTGACAGTTGTTGAAGAATCCGCAGCAGAAGGGTTCGCAATCCATGCAGGAATTCCGCTTGAGTCCACATTCAAGATCTGTCCTGAAGTTCCAATTGCAAGACGAGAGAATACACCTGCAAGGGAGCGATAATACATATCGCCGGCAGCATCAGATCCCATGTTGATTTGAGGAGCTGTGAGAGTTTTATTTGTGAGAGTTTCTGTTCCAGTTTTTGAAACAGCTTTGTCACCGGTTGCAACACCTGACAATTTATAGTCATGCGTTGTTGTGACGGCAGATCCGTCAATACCGACTTTTGCTTCGAGTGCTTCAATCGCATCGTTCGCATTTGAGTGCTGAACATCGTGATCGAGGGCGGTTGTTGCATTCTCAAGAAGATCCGTGCCGATAGGATTTGAGAAAGTGTCTAATGATGTTGGAAAGTTTATTGCCATATATTTTTTTTAATGTTTAGGAGTCCGGTTGATCCACGCCGTACCGAGCTTCCCTGAATAATTAACCCCGACTTGGTTATATGTTTTCCCGGAAGCATTGTAAGTGAGTCCGAGTTGAGAAGCATATTTTTTGATTGTGTTCCAAATTGTTGTCATAAAATTATCTTTTTACACTGATATTGTTTTGAATACGCTTCTTTGTATCGAGCTGACGGAATGAATAGAATGCTCGAATCTTTTCTCCCCACGCAATCTTTTGTCCGAGGAGAGCATCTGCCTTCTTGTATTTTTCTTTTGCTCGGCAGTACGCCTCCGCAATATGAAGTGACAGGAACTTGTGAAGGTGTCCTGCAAAGCCGGGAGTTTTTGTTGTATCGCCGACAACAAAGTATGAAATGTTTCGCTGAAAGAAAGCCCTGATTCCGGCAGTGCCTTCTTCAACGAGTCTGTAGTTGTAGTTCGGAGTAGGAATGAGAATGATTGAACTTCCCATTTTTTTGTAGTGAGTTGGAACACCTGTGCCAGTCTCAAGTGCAGAAAATGCTTCACCTTCCTGAAGATCATTATTGTCAAGAGGTATCAATTTTGTCCAATTGCCTTGAGGATTGAGCATTTCAATGGCTCGAATAGCAAGGTATTCTTCGTCAAAAGAATAGTCATTTTGCCCACTTATAAGATCCGTTGCTCCAATAGGGAGATCGGTTGCGTTTGTGTCGTCAAAGTTCCATTTTCCGTCTGCTCCGAGAATGATTGTGACTGCTTCGTCCAACCCAATATTTGCCTGACGAGTGACATCAGCTATCGGATAGGAATTCGAATCAGCTCCTGCTTCCCAATAAGCATCTTGGACAATTCCTTGTTTACCTGTTGCATCGTTGTATACCATGATATTTTTTCAATGTCTTGGAGACATTGCAGAAGGAATGAGCGTTGTGGCTAAAAACTCATTGACTCTCTTGCGATCGTCTTGAATCTTTGACAGATTCTGTCCTTCTGCAATATCCCCAAAGGGATATTGCTTCGATTATGCAACTAGCACATCGAAAAGTAGAGGCTTGGTTTTGAACCATGCCTTTACCTTTAGATCAAGGCGAGACACGACAGAGATACCAGACACATTGCCCGGATCTTTCTCGTTCACCATGATCGCACCATAAGTATCTTTCAAGATACCCAAGTGGTACACCTTCTTCACACCGGCAAGCAAGTGACCTGCAGTCAAAAGATTTGACTTGTAGTGAGTCATGCCCATGTATTCAACACCCCCCTTCGCACCTCCCTTGAGAGCTGTGTCAGCAGTGCTGAATCCATTTGCCTGCATGAAAGCTTCGAGGATTTCGAAGTCAGCAGGACGCCACACAATGAATCCTCCGTTTCTTTCGAAAAGAGTATCACCTTTCGCTTCAGAGATCTCACGCTTGATACCACGAATGATATCGTCAATGTTGCTTGCTGAAACTGTGATGTTTCCTGCAGCTCCACCGATTGAAGCGTTGTCGAAGTCTGTTACTTGAGCGTGTTGTCCGTAGATGTAAGTCTCAATTTGTTCATTGAGCTGTACGCCTTGATTATCCGCTATTTCCATTTGACGGAGATAGTTTGATTGTGCAAGGTCAGCACGATCAATTATTTCAGGGATAACATACGCCGCATCAATACTGACTGATTCGTCAGTAAGTGCTACCGCCGCAGGCGTATAAGCTGTATAACGAGTGAGAGCATCCACACTCGCATCAGCACGGTAAGGGTTGTGCAGAACTTTGGTGTTCGTGATCTCAACACGCATAAAGTCTTTCCACTTTACTTGTTCAGAGAGACGCTCCTGAAGTTTTGTTACCCAATCTTCTTGATAAACTATTGCCATGAGATTGAAAAATTGTCATGCCACAACTATTTTTCAATACATAGGGAGAAAGTTTTTACTGTAGGGGATTGCTTGAGAACTGACTGACATTCTTTTCCCTTGCGATCTTTGCATTGACGACTTTTTGTCTCAATATAGGATCTTCAGGAAGTTTGCCGGCAGCGATCCAGTATTCCACTGTATCTCTTGTGAGCACTCCTGATCGCTTTTCTCCTGTTGGAGTAGCATCTTCAGTTGCCGCAAGATCACGCATTTCTTTGAGTTCAGCTTGGAAGTATTTACTTGCCAAAACTGCCTCAATATCCTTTCCGGTTTCTTTCATATAGGACTCGACAAGTTTTACCTCGTCAGGAGCAGTGATTTTCTCCACTCGGAGAACAGCACGATCCAATTTGTCCAACACCCCTGTATCTTCACCGCCCTTGCCGCCTTTATCTCCACCTTTTCCGTCACCTTCAGAACCTTTTGATTCCTTCAGTTTTTCGGCTTTAGTTTTGAAACGCTGTGCAATGCCGTGATTTTTTTTGGCTATCGCTTTCCAGTCTGTCTTATCTTCTTCTCCTTCTGCTACATCAGCAGGAAGATCTTCCAATACTACATCCTCGTCAGCACCGCCTTCATTTTTTGTCATAATGATAAATGTTTTTAGTCAATTTTTAGGATTGATAACCTGTATGATTTTTGGTGAGGAATCATAACCATAATAATAAACCGAACTTAATGCTAGTCAGGAATGACCGCAGTTCGAACAGCACCGAGCTTCGTGATTGACTGACCGATCCACTGTGTTGAAGAAATTTTTGTGATTTCAACAGTGTCTGTATCAGTACAAAGGTATTCCTGTGAGCCGTCTGAATCAACATCGTTGATTTTTTCGTTGCTTGAAGCAGGAGTACGAAGTTCGAAGTTTCCACCTGCAGAACATAGGATTGTGATCTTATGTCCTAGTGGAACTCTTGCAAGAGAAGGAAGTGTGATCCAGTCGTTTGCATCATTTGTGACTGCTTCAACAGAAACACGATTCACTCCTGCAGGAATTTTTGTACGAACGCCGTTGTCTGCTGCAGGTTTTACTGCAAAACAGTTCAACATCAATCCGTCCTTGTCCTTCAAAATTTTATTTGTTGCCATGATCTTAAAAATTAAATTCTAATAATTATATGATACCACGACCTTAATCATACACCACTGTGGCATCGAGAGTTCCGCCAACTGTGATATGCAACCCAGTGTCGAACTCCTCGCCATAGAAAGGTATGAACCTTTCTGCAGCTCCAAGTGTCATTGTGTTGTGCATGATTCGTCCGTTTGTACCTGTACCTCCCGACATAACTGTTCCTGCAAAGGAGTAGTTTCCAAGAGTTTCAGTTGTTGCAATTGAATTTCCTCCTGTTCCGATTTTCTTTGCAACAAAAGTCTGTTCAGTGTTGGTGTTTGTTGTTGCAACGACTGTCGGATGCTCGGTTGTGCCGGTTGAATAATCAGTTCCGGCAATTCCTGTCGCATTGACCGCTTTCTTGATGTTATCAAGAAAGACTGCTTCAGAAGTTACCCATAGGATTTGATTTGCAACCGCACTCAAGCCAATTGATTCAGCAAGAGTGAGAACTGCAGTGTATGTGATGTTATCGAGAACGAATGTCGCCGCATCGGTTGTGACTGCAGGATTTGAATTTCCTGTTCCACCTCCGAGAGTTGTGTCTGCCCATGCAGTATTTGCCATTGTTTCAGTCGTTGCGATTGCATTGATCACTGTTGTTTCTGCAGCAGTACCAATTGCACGAGATCGAACTGTCTGAACAGTGTCAGTGTTCGTTGTCGCAATAACATCAGGATGTGCCGCAGTACCGGTTGAGTAGTTTGTACCTGCTGTTCCGGTTGCATTGATCGCAAGTTTGAGATTGTCGAGCATCACTGCTTCAGATCCTCCATAGAGTACCTGATATGGAACTGCAGTCGCTCCAAGAGTTTCAGAAAGTTCAACAACGACTGTGTAAACAGTTGTTCCAATTGTCACTGTCGCTCCGGCAGTTGTGACTCCCGGATCTGAAGCACCTGTGCCTCCTCCAAGAGTTGTGTCCGCCCATGATCCATTTGTGAATGTTTCAGTTGTGGCAACAGCATTGAGAGAAGTTCCCGGTACTCGTCCTCGGACTGTCTGTGCAGTGTCAGTGTTGGTTGTTGCAACGACTTGAGTGTGAGCAACAGTGCCTCGTCCGTATTTGACACCGGCATTATGAGCATAGTCAGTGAGGTTGATTGCAAGCTTCAAGTTGTCGAGGAATTCTGCCGCATTTGCACCCATGTAAACATCGTATGCAGCATTTGTCTGATCCATAGTTGCTCTCGCAGTATAGACAGTCGTTCCGATTGTGATTGTCTGCCCTGCAACAACTACTCCTGAAGAAGTGAACACGGAGACAGCGTGAGATCCGGCAACCATTGCACCTGAAGAAACGAGTTCAGATACAGCGTAGTCTGCAGGAGCACATGCACCGGCAGAAGTGAGAACAGCAGAAGCAGTGGCTCCGCTTTCCGTTCCGTCAGTGATTTTCACAGTGCCTGAAGTGTGTGAGTTTATGATCAAGCCGACAAGATTGCCGTGCATTGTTTTGATCACGCCACTTTCAGTTATTCTTTTATATTTGTTTTGATTCATGATAATTATCGAGCTTTATTTGTACCTGTGCTCGGAGCAGGGGTTTTTTTATAATCAGAAATTTTGTCGAATGCAGACTCAACAAAGCGAATACCTTCCGCAAGAGCAGAAAGCTTCGCACCCAACTGCTCGTTATTGATACGATCATCCGTATTGAACACAAGCGACATTGCCCAATTGAGCATCGGATTGTGTTTTTCTCCCGGCTTGATCACTCCGTTCGAATAGATACCGGCAAGAAGAACCTGTTTGACGGCTTCCTTCATTTTTTCGTTCGCATTGAACTGCATGAGCAATTCAACTTTTTCTTCTTCTGACAATGTGAATTTTGGTTCGTTCATAAAATTATTTTTACCTCATTACAGCTACCATATTTTTTTCAAATATGATTTTGCTGACATCACCTGATAATAGTCGCTTGATTGCGAAGGGATACATCACCTTTTCGGACTTTAGTTTCCCAGAACTCACAGTGAAAATGCCTTTCGCTTTCAGCGAAGGAAATTCAGGTGTGATTTGATCCAAACACTCAATGACAGTGTTGCCTTTGGCGTTGAATTTATGTGTTGGTGAGAAGTAGAGAGAAACTTCGTACTTCTTTTTTTCTGCACGAGGAGCAACAAGAGGAGATCGCTGCACTTTCAGTTTTGGTTTCGCATTCTTAACAGAAACTTTTTTTGAAGTTTTTGTTTTAGACTTGACTTTTGCGATAACCTTTTTTTTCATAGCTTTAGTATAACATTTATAAATTACGCAACAACTTCTTCAGGGTTGCCCTGTGGAATACTTATCGGACTTTTTGTCATGCCGGTTGCTTGGACCGGATTCGCCGGAGCTGTCGGAACTTTCTTTGTCGAATATGCGAGTGGTGAAAGACCTGAAGCTTCAAGAATTTCGTTGAACAGCTTGCTCATGCGTGGATCGTCAAGAAGTGCAGGATTTTGAGCGATTTGAGAGAACACTGCACCCATTTTTTCTGCCATAAGTGCCTTGTTTTTCTCCTCGCCGGTCACATTCACCTCAATATCAATCGGCAATCCGTTCAATTCGTCCTTGAAAATCTTGAAGAATTTCTTGTTGCCCTTCTTGAAGAAGATTTCCTTGTATGACTCCTTCAAAGCATCCACTTCTCCGTAGTCGAGGATGTTGCCGGATAGGATCTTCTGCACAATCGCCTTGTTTACAGTCGAAGTGACCACCTGATCAGCTATTGCCTGCATTTCTTCGAGTGAAAGGTTCGCCATGAACTGACTATCACCGGAAGCAAGATCACGCTGTATTTCAGGAATGATCCAGTCTCGGTATATTTCAGGAAGGAATTGACCTCCAAGCTTGCCTTTTCGGTATTGATGCAGTGAGTGAGCTTCCTGATTCTGAAGCAAGCCAAGTCGGAACGGAGTTCCTGCTTTTGAGTCTGCTCCTGATATAGAATCGTATGCGGCGGCAATTTCCTTCGCTGTTGAATCCCAAGAAGTAAGTGCATTTTCAAATGCAGTGATGTTGATCGGAGTTGTGTTCACTTGATCAAGTCGAGTGCCGTCTTTTGTGACGAATACTTCACCTTGCTCAACGAGTGAAAGGTTGTTGCGAACATGGAACTGTCCGTCAGTTGTCTGATAGATCATTTTTGAAGCTTGATCAAGAAGCTCCTTCTTTTGAATTTCAGAGTAGTTCACCCACACTTGCGGTTCGAACAATTCTTCAACGCCTCCTCGTCCGAGTGCTCGTCCGAAAATAGGATCACGCTTGTAAAACTTGTATCGTCCTTTCTTTGCCTTTCCTTTGTATAGAGTGACACCTTGTCTTTCACCGGTGTGATCTTTATAGAATGCAATCACTTGTTGCTGATTCACATAGTCGAATTCGTTCACCTGAATATCTTCGTCAGTTGCATCATAGAGATATTTTGCAGGGAGTACGCCGTAAAGATCATATACCTCAATATACTTCATAGGAGTTTCGATTGTTTTTCCTTGAACCTGTGTTGATGTCTTTGAGTTTTGTGCAAGAGCAATCAGTTCGTCAATAGTAGTGCCGAACTTTCCCCAACCTTTTGCTTCCATTTCTTTGAGCTTGTCAGGAGTGTATTGCAATTTTTTACAGATCGGACCGGAGAGGATGTTTGTCTGATCACAGAATGCGAGTTCTTGAAACGGCACAACAGAAGGAACAGCACTTTTGATCTTCTCAACAAGTGTGCCTCCATAATCAGTGTATTGTTCTGTCATTTCGTCCAAGAAGCCGGCGAGATCATTCACTCTTGCCCATTTCTCATGATACTTTCGCACCAAAAATGACTTGTAGTATTGATCAGCATCATCAACGAAAAAATCAATCTCTTTGACTGCAAATTCCACAGCTCGATGTTCGAGATTGATCTTCGGAAGAATAATATTTTTGAATGGCTTGTTGTCTTGATCTCCTGTTTCGTATCGAGAGTTCAAATATAGAGTCGTCAATTTCACATGCTTCGCCATGTTCCATTCGTAATTGTCCACAATCGGTACAGGGATTGTGTTGTACGAGTTCTCTTGTGACTTAATGTATGAAAATATATCCATTGAAATTTTTTGCCACAACTTCAATTTATTTTATAACTTAATAATACCACTTTTATTTTTGCAATACTAGCAACTATCTTGCTTTATTCACTTTCACCTGTGGACGAGGGCGTGCTGTGGCATACGCCTCCTCGTCTTGAGGGGCTTCTTTCAACTCATAATACATCCGCATCATGAGAATATCAGCAAAGTCCGGTGATCTTCCGAGTTGCTCCTTCATTTCACTTTTTGGAATGACTGCTTGCTTCGATCCGTCCGAATCGTCCTTCCTTTTTATGGCATCCAATTCTTCAAATAAGTCTGATATTGCTTGCTCTTTTGTGTATCCCTCGATGTTCGTCTCGAACTTCCTGATCTTCACTGATATGAGGTGATTGTTCACCTCGTCAGCAAGCCGGAAGTAGCATTGTGATCGGAAGTTTTGGAAGTTTGCCGGTACGAGTTTGAGCTTCACATAATCCCATACCAAAAGGGGTGAGGCAGCACCGGAGAAGCCCTTGATCCCCTTCATGTTATCCACAACCCCTCCTCCGATTCCGTCCTCGTCCACAAGAATGTTCGAAAATGCCACCGCTTCAGCGACTGACTCATTGCGGATCTTTTTGACTGTTTCGTCAGTGCCTTGATAGGTGTACACCCCAAGAGAATACAATTCTTTTCCTTCGAATGTTCCAAGCACAATCTTGTCTCCACCGAATCGTGCCACATCAACAATGAGAGTTTTTACTTTTCCATTATTGAGGAGTGTGTTGTTTTCCAAGTCAGTGATCGCATCATATGTCATGAGCTTTGTTGGATCAGAATCGAAGTCAAAGTTTCCAAGCAACAATCTTTCACGAGTTGCTTTGTCTGCTCGTCCGAGGTTTTCGATGTATGCTCTTGAAAGGTGAGGGTTGTCTCCGGGCAATGCACGAATGAATCGTCTGTACTTCGGCAACTTCCCTTCTTTCCACGGCTTGTAGTAGTCACGATGCACATGACCTTTGTTCGGGTTGAAGGTTTCAAGCCAAAAAGGTTTTATTTCTGTGAAGTCTTTCGTGCCTTCAGGTACTGAAGAAACGACTCTCCCCTTCCAAAATTTATTCATACGCCCGACACGAGTTTTGAGAATAGATTTTGCTTTCTCCGGTGTCTCATTCGATTCGTCAAGCCAACTCCATGTCAAAGGCAATCCTCCGAGGTTCGTGTATTCAGGATCTTGCGGAGAGAATGCAGTATCAACGAGCATGATCTCACTTCCATTTGCGAATTTGAGAACTGACTTGTTGTCGTTGTATGTGTAGTCCACATCAACAACATACCCAAGCTCTTTGAATATCTCCCACAACTCAACGAGTGTCGTTGCCTTCAGGTTCTTCAACTCTTTACGCCCGACAACTCCACGAGCACCGGGAAATTGTTCCGAGATTGAGATAGCAAGATACCAACCGAGGCGAGTCTTTCCTCCACCGGCAGCACCTCCATACCCCACTTCAGTGATTTCAGGATCTTCCCACGCATCCCATGCTTCAGTCTGCTTCGGAAGAAGATTGATTTCTGCTGTTGCTCCCATACTATTTTTTCACTGATTTATTGATAATGATTGTCTTGAGATTTCCGTCAGGATTTGTGAGTTCCACCATTTCTTTTGGTTTTCCGAATACACGATTGATCAGCATTTCAACAGCACGGAAGTCAGGAGCTTTTGCTGACACATAATAGAATTTATCTTCAGGATCAGTTGAACCTTCCTCGATCTGGTCCAAAGCCATTGCAATTTCATGAGGATCAGTGACGAGCACATGCTCTTTGTGAACGACTCTCCCCTTTTCATTTTTTGTTTCGTCAATTCGATATACGAAATTCACTCCCATTGCAGGAATGAATGCGGCTCGAACAAGAGGTTCAGCTCTTTGCATGATTTGTTGTCGCATTGCTTCAAGAACTTTCTCACGCTCAAGTGTTGCAGGATTCTTCCCTCCTTTCTTTCTTCCTGCTCCGGGGCGTTTTCCACCTTTTTTTGTTTTCTTTGGTGTGTCCATAATCTTTTTGGAGATTGATTGTTTTTCAATCCTTTCAATACTAATATCATAACACAACACAACAAAAAACACTCAAGTGTTTTCCACTCAAGTGTTCTTTGTTCGAAACTTTTGAATTATTTCTTCGCTTTCTTCGATCCGTTTTCAGCTCCTGCTTCCTCCTTTTCGTCTTTCGAGTCAAGGATTGTGAGGATCTGTCCGCACAATAGTCCTGAAAGCCACCCTTGAGGATTTGTTCCAAGCTTTGTGACCTCACTCTTTACGAATACCACTTCTTCAGCAAGAAGATCAACTGTCTTTTCAGTTGCAAGCTTCTTTCCAAGCATCCATGCAAGTGACGGATTGTCAGTCTTGCCTCCGAGTACATTTGAGAGTACGACTCCCAAAAGAACCGGCTTGCCTTCTTCGTTTGTAAGTGGTTCACCCTTCATGTTCAAAAGGGGCATTGCTGTTTTGATTGTTTTCATGTGTAAAAAATTATTGATTGATAATAAAGAATGCTAGAAAGGATCTTCCTCGCCTGCATCCTTGTCAGGAAATGCTTCGTCCAAAGCTGACTTCCCTTTCGAGATAGTCTCCGGCTTTGAGATCTGAACAGTTCCCTTCTCTCGTCTTTCCTCAAGAGCAGGATTGTAGAACTTAATGATCTTTGCAGGTTGTGGCTTTCCGGTGTCCTTGTCACCTTCATACTTCAACCCGACTTGATCTCCTACTTGAGAAGGTTCAATACGGCTTCTCATATATGGAGTGTCTCCAAGAGAAATTCCCCAGATCTTGCCGTCTGCATCTTTCAATGCGACTCCGATCTGATCTTTGAACCCTGCTTGATTTGCAGGAGAGATCCACCACCCCATGAAGATACCGGCAATCTTTGTGCCTACTTTCTCCTTGATGTTGAACCAGTCACTCACTTGCTCACGAGCAGGTAATCCTTTTTGTGAGAAGATATCTGCTTCATTTATTGCGTTGCTCATAATAATACTTTGCGGCTTTGATTTTATAATGACTGCTTTCGAGGCAGTGTGCAGTTCCTATATAGTCACCACAACTTTTTGTTCCGCATGTACAAGTATACCACGAATGAAAATCCATGTGCAAGGAGCAATAAACATACCTGTGGAAACAGGACAAAAAATGAGCATTTTTTTGAGAGATTTTTCAGAGAAAATTTGATCAATCGGGGCATGGGGCATGAGGTTTTGAAAAGTTTTTTACTTTTTATATATTATATAAAAAAAATTTACAATCTGTTTTATAGAAAAAGTCATGCCCCATGCCCCACTTTGGTAAACGGAGTATATAAAATAAGGATATTATGTCGGGGCATGACAAAATTTCTCATGCCCCATTTCTGCCCCTCATGCCCCATTATAAGGGTTTTTTGACACATTTTCGTCAAAAACCTCAAAAATGATTTTGCAACACAATACCCATATTGTCAAAAATGGGGCAAAACGGGGCACAACAACGAGTCATGCCCCGATGCAAAAAACAGGTCAAAAATGGTATCATTTTTTTATGCAAAAAATACCTTCAAAAAAGCATCAAAAAAAAGTTATGCACACCCTCCCTTGTTGTCCACAGTTGCATCACAGAAGGTGTACAGGTTATAATGTGAACATGGAAAAAAACGCAAACATAATTTCATACTTGTCACAAAAAAGATCTGAACATTTAATCGGCGATTTGCGTTGCCTTTCCATAATGTTCAGATCTTTTTCGTTGCAAGGAACTAACAAAAAATAATATGGAAAAGAAAACCACAAAAAACAAAACACCAAAGTTTCTTGAATACTTCCCGGATCACTTGTACCGATTCATTGATCAGACCGGAGCAGCACGCTTCGCTATTTCAGCACCGGAATACAGAAAAGATTTGAACGAGCAGGGGTATGATGCCTTCTTCACTGTGAACGGATTCAAAAATGCACCGGATGCAAAGAGAGAACACTGCACATCACTCAACGCTTTTTTTGTGGACATAGACGGACGAAAGGACGAGAAGGAACTTGAAGCAATCAAAGCAAGGTTGCTCCCGACTTTCATTATTGAAACAATGCGAGGGTATCATATATATTGGTGTCTTGACGAATATCTTTTCAAAGAAGATATGGAGGAGACAGAGTGGGCGAAGGCATTGCTTGAATGGGAACAGATCGAAGCGACTATCGTGAAGGAGCTGAACGCTGATCCTGTGGTGAAAGATTTGACTCGTATTCTCCGAGTGCCGGACTCATACTATTGGAAGAAGTCGGGTGATGCGTGGAAGCAGGGCGTGAAGAATGCTCCCTTCAAGATCAAAGGGGTGTATAAAAATGTCGCAGCGACTTATTCATTCGAGCAGGTCAAAGAAGCCTTCCCTTTTGTGGAAGAAAAACTATATGACGATCAAGTCCTTCCGACAACCGACAAAATGAAGCGGTATGCTGAAGCGGAGAAAGCGGACTTTTTCGCACGAGTGGATAAAAAGTATCCTATTGAAGATCGCCCTTCTTTTGAGGCGTTGATCTCCGGGAAGAAAGGAACTCTCCCCGACAATGTAAATAGCCGTAATGAAGCCCTTTTGGTTACAGCTTCCCTCATGAAGCGTGCAGGTTGGAAGCAAGCCGATGCCGTTTCTCATATATTGAAAGTTGGGTGGCATGGCATTGAGAAGGAGCGAGGAGGGGATATTGAAATCAAAAACACAATTGCTTCAGCATGGCGTGGAGGGTACACATACTCAATCAAGCATCCGGTGATCGCTCATGTTATGGACGAAGCCGAGGAGCGAAAAATGAACGAGACATACACTGCCGTCCTGAAGGATCGAAAAGAACTCGACAAGACACGCTTCGTGAATTATGAGCATGAGATCTTGGCAAAGTATCCGAACCTGAAGAAGAACGAAGCAGGAGTATTCTTCGACTATAAAGACGGAGTGTACAAAATGCTCTCAAAGCAGGAGATCTCAAATATCGTGCTCTCTTGTATGTATGAAGATATGTTGTGGGGATACCGAACGACTCGCAATGTCTCCGACAAAGTGGCATGTCTCCTTTCAATCGTGCCGGATCTTGAGCTGACAAATGACAAGGGAAGAATCGTGAATGTGAAAAACGGATTGCTCGATATCGTGACAAAAGAATTGAAGCCACACACACCGGCATATGTTTCTCTTGCTCAATCCCCTGTTGCCTATGATCCGAATGCAAAGTGTCCGATATGGGATGAGTGTATCAAAGCATGGATGGAAGGACCGGAAGCAAGAGAGAAAACTTTCATGCTTCAGCAATTTGCAGGGTACTGTCTCTCAAGCTCAATGAAATATGCGAAAGCATTGTTCCTTGTTGGAGACGGAGGAAATGGAAAGAGTACCTTCGCTGACACAATCGCAATGGTGATTGGATCTGAAGCGACATCACGCATTGATCTTGAAGATATATATTCACAGTTCGGACTTGCAGGATTGATCGGCAAGAGACTCAATATTGTGGAAGAAGTTTCAGGCAACTACTATCAGAGTCACAAGCTGAAGAAGCTCGTATCCGGTGAGGAAGTGACTGTGAACATGAAGTACAAAGAGCAATTCAAATTCCTTCCTCAAGCAAAGTTTATCTTTGCAGTAAACACAATGCCTCAAGTGGACGATTCTTCTGTGGCTTCAGAACGCCGCATTCTCGCAGTACAATTCAACAACAACTTCCGTGATCGTCCGAACACGGAGTTGCGATTTGCTGACGGACAGCTCGCAAAAGAGTTGTCGGGCATATTGAATTGGATGCTTGCCGGAGTACAGACACTTCGGGAAGAAAAAGGATTCTATGTTTCCAAAGAGCAAAAGAAATTGCTTGAGGAATATCGTCAGGAAAATTCTTCAGTGGAGGGGTTCATAGTCGAGTGCCTTGAATTGAAGGAAGGCGAGTCTGTTGATACTCGCAAAGTTTATGATGTGTACAAAGAGTTCTGCAAAAAAGACGGACGAAAGCACAAAAAGAAATCAACGGCGATCAAAGAAATTCGAGCATTCGCCGAGAGAAACGGCACATTCAGTTTCATTGAGAGATTGAATGGACACGATGTTTCGAAGTTCGAGGGAGTCATTATCAATTCAGAGTGGGCATCATATGCCACTTCATTATCAGATTTTTAACAAATGCAACCTGTCTCTTATTGTTGTGGCAAAGTAATTTACGACAAAAGGGGAGCACAAACAGCGAAGAATGGGAGATACAAAGCAGGGCATATTGCACTCCGAATATACCCTTGTGGCAATCACTGGCATCTCACATCACAAGCTCCGTGGAGGGGATCATATAAGCAAAAAAAGCATGGAATTATATCAGCATCAAAGCAAAATAATCGCAGAAAATAAAAAGCATCATGGCAAGTGGCTTGGAACAGGTGGAGGGAAAACTCGAATCTGTCTTGAGCTTGCCGAGGGTTCAACTCTCGTGATCGCACCGAAGCAACAGGTTTTGGATCGGACATGGGAGAGGAACGCCGAGAAGTTCGGAATCGTGATCAATCTGACTGTTCTTTCAAAAGAAACATTCCGCCGAGATTGGAACAAACTTCCCTACTTTGACACAATCATTGTGGACGAAGCTCACACTATGTTCGGAGTGACACCGGATACTCGCCGAGTGAACAAAGTTGAAGTGCCGAAAACTTCACAGCTTTTCGATGCACTCCGGGCGTTTCTCGTGAAACATCCTCCGAAAAGATTCTATCCGGCAACAGCGACTCCGGCTTCGAAGCCCATGAATGTATGGGCAATCGCAACGCTGTTCGGGGCGAAGTGGGATTTTTTCAGATTCCGTGAGAAGTATTATTTTCAACGCAAGAGTGGTTGGCGTTCAATATGGCTTCCTCGAAACACACAGGAATTGAAGGAGAAGCTCGCTGAATTGCTTCGATCCTGTGGTGATACCGGACGGCTTCAAGATTGGTTCGATGTGCCGGAGCAGACTCACCTCACTCACTATGTTGGACTCACTAAAGAACAACAGGAAGTTCTTGCTGATTTGAAACAGCAAGAGGTTGATCCTATGGTAAAACGAGCAAAACAAAGGACGATTGAGAACGGAGTCTTGTATGAGACGAGCGTTGAAATGATCACTACTCGGACCGAGAGAATGGTTCGAATGGCGAAAACTTTCAAGAGTGAGAAGATCGAGTACATCCTTGAGCGAGCCGAGGAGTTCCCGAAGATATTGATCTTTGCGAACTACACCGCACAGATCCACGCCATTGCCGATGCTCTTGAGAGAGCCGGCAAGAAGGTATACCGACTCACCGGCAAGACGGAAAATCGAGGCGATATATTTGCAACGGCGGAACTTCTGAAGGAAGTCATTGTCGTGGCACAGTGTTCGATCTCGTCAGGGTACGAATGGAAAACTTGTGACTGTGTGATCTTCGCTTCAAAGAGCTTCAAGTTCCTTGATTATGATCAGGGGATTGGGAGAGTGCTTCGAGCCGATGCACTGAAGAAAAACTTGTACATTCACCTTGTGGTCAAAGGTGGAGTGGACGAGCAATGTCACAAAACAATTTTATCAGGTCAGGATTTTCAAGAAAAAATATATGGCAACAAAGAAGAAGCCGAAGCTTAATATGGCAGGTTGGGGAGATCTCTATATGTCAGTTGAGATTCAACGCTGTCAGAATCCAAAGTGTCAGCATCCCCTTCGAAACTTGAATGCGTTCGGGGTACTCTTTCTCGGAGTATGTGATAAATGCAGGAAGTTTTGGAGCGTACAGATTGTTGATGTCACGAGTCAATTGAGTCCGAAATTCAAGAAAGAAAATCTTCCCTATGTCGAAGGGAAGCCATTCACAGTGACTCCTCGAAACATCAGGAGAGTCGTTTCGGATCTTAAAAAAGCAATTAACAAAAAATAATTTTATGGCAAAAGTTGAAGAAGTACAAACACCGGGCGGAATCAAAGTGACGATTGTCACAGAGAAGCCGGCGATATATGAAAAGTGCAAGGAACGCTTCCCTTCTATTGATTGGGAAAAAGGACTTGCAATTGTGTACGGAGATAAAATATATACGAAGTATAAACTCCCGAACCATGTTCTTGCTCACGAGCTTGTGCATGTTCGTCAGCAACTGGACTATCCGGGCGGAGCAGCAAAGTGGTGGTACGAATATCTTGAGAACGACAAGTTCCGATTCGAACAGGAGATTGAAGCGTATGTCGCACAGGTGAGATATATCAGAGAGCATGTCGAAGAATCTGATCGTGCATGGAGAAGGAAAATGATTGATCAACTTGCCGCAGATCTTTCTTCAAGTATGTATGGGAATGTCGTCTCATATGCAAAAGCAAAAGAGCTTCTAAAATTATGATAAAAAAAGAAGCTCACTTTCAGACGATCTTCAATCAGTATCTCCGGCAGACAAAAATGCAGGGGCACTTTGAACTGAAGCAAGCAACCGGAAATACTCTCCCATATAGCAAAATTGAGGAGCATCAGATCGAGGGATTGCTCGCAGCACAAGAGAGTGAGTTCGTATGGAAATACTCCGATCAGGATCAGAGACAGAAGCCCTTCGATTGCTCTTGTATCCCTCCCCTCCCCTCCTATCTCGTAGTCAGATTTGTGACTGTTTTATATATAATCCCTATCAATAGCATAGTAGGGGAGAGGGCTTCCGGCAAAAGATCCTTGAGAAAAGAGGATGCTTTCAGACTATGTGTGAAGGCGGTTCGAATATAGGTTATCCACACAGTACACTTGCTTGCATGTAGGGGTGTACAGGTGTACAATGAGTATATTATAAATTAAAGATTGTGGCACAAATATATGTCAAATAAATTTGAAGAATACGCCCTGATTGAAGCACAGATCGCAGAGCTTGAATCCAAAAAGGAAACAATGCGAAGTGAGATCCTTGCTGACATGACGGAGCGTGGTGTTCTGACAGAGAAGCACGGACTCGGACAGTTCACTATTGCGAAGCTGAAGAAGTGGACTTATCCGGCGAAAGTTTTGAAGATCGAGAAAGAGAAGAAAGCGGAGATCGCTTCCCTCACTGACGAGATCAAGGCGGCGAAAGCAAAAGCCGAAAGTACTGGAGAAGCAACATACGAGGAGTCGAACTCGTTGAGATTTACAAGCGTTAAGATTTAACATTATGGAAGAAAAAACAATCGGAGAAATCCGAGTTCGCACAAGCTTCAATGTTGAGAACAATAGTGATGTTGATCAGATCAAACAGAAGTCTGCAGAGCTGATCAATCTTGTTGATAGTCTCAAAGAAAAAGATCCTCGCCTTGCAGCACTCGCAATGACTGCATACGAAGAAGCTGCAATGTGGGCAGTCAAAGTCGCAACCGCATAAATTTCATTATTCATTTAATTTTTAGATCACTATGTTCAGAACATTTGGTATCAAGCCGAAGGACACAATCGAAAAGAGAGTGATGTCGGCAGTTCGTGGAAAGATCGCATCCGCTCAAAAAGAATTTGAAGAAGGATGCACAGTGCTCGAAGATCAGCACAAAGTCGAAATTGATCTCGCCAACGAAAAGCTTGAGACAGGCAAGACAACTCTTGCAGACAAGCTCGTCAATGGAATTATTGGAAAATTTATGTAAAGCAATCATGCAAAAAAAACAAACAAAAGAAAAAGCAGCAAAGCTTCCAAAAGAAGTGAAGAAGCCGAAAGGCGAAAAGAAAGTGAAGGGAGCAAAGAACATTCAAGAAGCACTGTTCATGTTCCAACAGGAAGCACTCGTGCTTCCTCGAAACGGATCAGGCAAGACAGCAAACGGCAAGACATACAAATATGTGACTCTTGACGAAATGCTTCAGACAGCGACTCCGGTCCTTCAGAAGTATGGTGTCGGATTCACGCAGCTCGTTCAAACAGACAAAATGGAAACAAAGTTGTTCCATGTCGAGTCAGGAACTGAACTCGTTTCAGTGATCAATCTCGGAAGCCCGAACAATATGCAGGACTATGGCGGAAGGATCACATATGCAAAGAGGTATGCCCTCGGAGCATTGCTCGGACTTTCTTCAGAGGAGGATGTTGATGCAACACCGATCCCTGAAGATAAGAAGCCGGCAACCCCTGCACCTGCAGAGAAGCCGGATATCGCAAAGGATATCTCCGAAGCTCCTGAAGTGAAGGATACTCCTCAAACTGTTCGAAGTGAATCATTCCAAAAAGCACACGGCATGATCTCGTCTGCAGTCACAGTTGATGCCCTTGATCATATCAGTGGGCAGATCGCAAAGACTCCTCGATTGAATGCGGAGGAAAAGGTTGATTTACAAGAAGTCATTGTTGCTCGCCGAAAGGAAGTTGAGAGCAACCAAAAATAAAATGCAAACAAAAAATCTCAAAGAAAATCTGATCAAGAGTCTTGAGAAGAAACACAAGACTTTGCATGCAAACTTGAAGAAGCTGACGGAGAATTTCAACACCGACAAAAGCGGTATTCTCACAAAAATTGAGGTTGTCGAACTTCAATTGTCAGGACTAAAGAAAGGTAAATAGTTATGAAGAAAAAACTCAAAAAACAAAAAATCACAGTTGAAAGCAGGCTTCGCACTCGTATCACCGAGCTTGAGAGTATCAACGCTGACAAAAACAATCAATATGCAAAACTTCTTGCAAAGAGCACCAAGTCAGAAACAATGATGCGTGCTCTCTTTGTGTTCGTTCACAAAGCGATTGCCGGTATCAGCAATGCCGACAGAGCAATGCGTGATGCAGTATACGCATACGATCAGGCACGAATCCGCACTGTGGACGAAATGTCAGTTGAAGAAATTTCTGCAGCAATCATGCAGGCATTCCTTGCACTATCAAAAGACTTTGCTCGTGAGGACGAAGGAACTTTGCTCATGCAAGAACACAAGAATGATCTCATGGTCATTATTCGTGGAATGATTGACGACACAACACGCCCTGATGATCGCCGTGAGCGACTTGCCGGAGTGATCCACAATCTTGAAATGGCAAAAAAGAATGGTCATGTTGTGAACTTGAATCGAAGTGACGATCAATACTATAAAAGCAACTAACATGAGCACTCTCCTTCTTCCAAGAAAATATCTGTCCTATTCACAAATGACTTGTTGGAAAACAAACAAGGAGCGTTTTCGAAGGGAGTATTTTGAGAACGGTAGAAAGCTGAACACAAAATATCTGACTTTTGGAAAGGGAATTGCTTCAGCAATCGAGGACGGCACATACAAAGATATCGTGCCCGGACTCGAAGTGATCGGAGAGCCGGAACACAAGGTTCAGACTCTCGTGAAGGATGTTCCTGTCCTTTCGTTCATAGACACATATGATGTGAAGGAGCATGTGTTTCAGGAGTTCAAAACAGGAAAGCATGCGTGGACACAAACACGAGTGCAGAAGCACGAACAGCTCATTTTTTACGCAACAGTTTTGAAGTGGAGCACCGGCACAATGCCGAAGAAGTGTCAGCTCGTGTGGCTTGAGACTTCCGAGGAGGTTGCCGATCCTTCAGACTTTTGGGCGAGCGTAGAAAAGAAACTGTCTCTCACCGGCAAAATCGTTCCTTTCGAAAGGACTTTTGACGAAAGAGAGGTCGAGAGAATGGAAAAGGAGATCGTGAAAGCAGCTCACGAGATCTCCGAAGCTTACAAAAGCTTTATTAGTGAGATATAATATATTCATATGAAAACAAAGCAAATCGCATATCTTGAAAGTGTCGAATCCGACAACTACATGAAGAAGAATGTTCCTTCGCAATCAAAGTCGAAGTTCATTCGAACTGCAGTTGCAAAAGAGATCGAACTTGACAAGAAGAAGAAAAAATCTTCTAAAGTAAAAAGTGGATAACTCCTACTTGTACACCTGTACAGGTAGCAGTATAATAAGAGAGTAACATTATTATTATTAAAGTATCAAAGCAAAAAACATATGAAAGTATTCGAAGCAATTGTTCTCTCATTATTCATTCTGTTCGTTCTTGCAGCACTCCTTCTCATGGGGTTCAAGAAAGAAGAACAAGTCTCTTGTTATAAATGGCAAGAGCAAGCAGGTCAGTATCCGGGCTTTTATCTTCTGCAGTGGCAGAAGGATCAGTGCGATGCTCACGGCATTCAAATCAATGCCCCTGTTCAAACATTAGAAAGTAACAATCAATAATAAATATATGAAAATTTTCAAAGCAGATTTTTGGGGAAAGTCAGATTCATACGGATCATATGAGCCGTATTGGGGGAAGGTTATTATTGGAGCAGTTGTCGGAATCATTCTTTTGGTTGTCCTTGCAACACAGTTCCCTTTCGGAACAGTCGGGGCAGGTGAGAGAGGAATCAAACTTCGATTCAGTGCAGTCACCGGAAAAACAATTGGTGAAGGGCTATACTTCAGAATCCCATTCGTGGAGCGTGTCGTTGTCATGGATGTGAAAACACAGAAGGAAGAAGTGAACGCAAGTGCGGCTTCAAAAGATCTTCAAACAGTGAATGCAGTCGTTGCACTCAACTACTCAATCAATCCTGAATCAGTCGTATCGCTGTATCAGAATATCGGTACAGACTACAAAGCGAGAATTATTGATCCGGCAATTCAAGAAGCTGTGAAAGCTTCAACAGCAAAATTCACTGCAGAAGAATTGATCACAAAGCGTGAAGAAGTGGGAGCTGATATCAAGACTCACCTTTCAGACAGACTCACACCTCACGGCATTCGAACTGAAGGATTCTCGATCATAAATTTTGACTTTAGTCAGTCATTCAACCAAGCAATCGAAGCAAAGGTGACTGCAGAACAAAATGCCCTTGCATCCAAGAACAAGCTTGAGCAGATTAAATATGAAAAGGAGCAGGCAATCGTGTCAGCTCAAGGACGAGCTGAAGCTCTCCGCATTGAATCTGCCGCTATCTCAAGCAATCCCGAAGTGCTCGAACTTCGTGCAATTGAAAAGTGGAATGGAATTCTTCCAACTACTACAGGAGGAGTGATCCCATTTCTTAATATTCGATAAATATCATGGCAAGAAAAATCGTATGTGAAGGATGTTTCAAACAAACCGAAAAAGCTGCAAGGCAATATGGTGAAGTTTGGGAAACAATAAAAGGAACACCGGTCAAAGAACTTTCTTGTGACGATTGCGGAGTTGCTCTCTCACCTGCAAAAGCTGATCATTTGTGTGGCTCTTGTGGACAAAAGGTTGTCGGCAATCCTATGGGCGATATTTGCTATGCCGGAGTATTGCTCGACTCAAAGACACATCCCGGCTATGAACGCCAACACCCGAAGAAATGGGCTTCAGCTTATATCAACGAGCTGATCACTTGTGAAGGTTGCCACAAGGAAACCCCGACACTCGTCTGCATGCACTGCAGTCACGACAACAAATAAAATGAAAATACTTTCACTTTTTGACGGAATATCATGTGCGTATGTGGCTCTCAAAAGAGCAGGTTTCAAAGTTGATGCGTATTATTCGAGTGAGATTGACGAACCTGCAATGCAAATTGCACGGAAGAACTATCCTTCAATTGTTCAAATTGGTGATGTAAAAACAATCGGAAAACGCTTCGACATGAATCCAAAATTCGGGAATGGCATTGACCTTCTCATAGGAGGTTCACCTTGCCAAGATTTATCAATTGCGAATCAGGACAGAAAAGGCTTGAAGGGTTCTCGGTCCGGGTTGTTTTACGAGTATGTCAAAATCCTGAAACAAGTGAAGCCGAAGTATTTCATTCTTGAAAATGTCGCTTCAATGCCAAAAGAGGCAAAAAATATAATCACAAAAACTCTCGGAGTTGAACCCATAATGATTGACGCAGCTCTTGTCAGTGCTCAAAGAAGAAAAAGACTTTTTTGGACAAACATTCCCGGTGTTGTTCTTCCGAAAGACAGGAAGATTTTTCTCAAAGATATTCTGCAAAAAGAAAAGGATGTTGAAGAAAAATACTATCTGAAACCTGAAACACTGAACACAATTCTGAACAAAATGTTCGAAGGAAAGCCCCTTGCTCAAGCATTTCGAATACACAGCACAGAAGGGAAGTCAGTCACACTTTCAGCACAGGGAGGAGGAACAGGAGCAAAAACAGGGTTGTATGTGATTATTCCTGAAGCAACAAAGAAGCAGTATGCAATTGCATATCCGGGGGATTCCATTGACTTGTCCTTCCCTACCTCAAAAACTAGACGAGGGAGAGTCGGAAACAAAGCCAAAAATCTCATGACCTCGCCGAGCATATATACTTTTGACGGCGTTCGAATAAGAAAATTGACACCAGTTGAATGCAACCGCTTGCAAGGACTCCCTGATTTGTACACTGCAGGAGTGAGTGATAATCAGCAATATAAAGCATGCGGAAACGCATTCAATGTGGATGTTGTTGCTCATATATTGTCATTCATACCAAAGAAAAAAAATGAGCAAGCTAGACGATAAAATTCAGCGACTTTGGGATCGAGGAGTATGTGATCCAAGAGTCATTGCAAAGAAGCTCGGATACTCCGGCAACTCTCTCACTGCAGGGATCGAACGAGTGAAAGAACACCTTCTCGAAAAAGGTCTTATTCAAAATAACAAACAATAAATTGTATGAAAAAAGAGTACGAAATAAAATGTTATCCGGGGAATCACCCTCGCATTGATGTCACAGAAGAATTCATTGCAAAGCAAAAGTTTTCTATATCAAAAACACCTGAAGAAATGCTTCAGAGAATTGAAGAAGCAAAAGAACGAATGTTTGATTTCAGTGCTGATGTCCTCGTTCCATACCTTCCGTGGGAAAAAGCAAAAACTTTCTACAAAGAAGAATATGTGAAAGAGGTTGATTCAGGGGCAAAAACATACGAGCCGATCACTGACCTCAATGAAACAGTTCAAGATATGCTCGACTATCTTATTTTTGGATATATGAAAGCTCTTGACGAACGAGGACTTTCAGCAAGTCGAACAGTGAACAAGCTTGCTGTTTGGTTTTGGCTTCTCGGAAGGGAAGATCTCGCTGAAGTTGTGAGTGACGATTCCTTGTACAATCCATATGGTATGCCTGCCTTGATCAAGGTGACAGAACTCATGGATCTTCCTGTGCCGGACGACATTCGAGAGTTTGCAAAACATAAATGCTAAACGAAAAAAGCCCCCGATAAGGGGCTTTTTTATTTGACTTGAAATGCTTATTCAGCAACCTCCTCGTCCTTTTTTTCTTCACCTTCAACAGTTGCTTCTTCAGCAACAGCTTCAGTGTTTTCTTCAGTTGTAGTTTCAGCAGTTTCTTCAACCACTTCCTCACCTTCAACTTTTGTTTCTTCTTCTGTATTCATGGGAATGTAAAAATTTAGATTGATAATGCCTTCATTGTACCACTACTTGCAGCGAACAGTGAAGTGACCTTTCAACAGTCTTGAGTAAAAAGAATATGTGCCACCATTCATGTATGCAACATATGTCGTCCACTGATTGCGATAGGAATCCCCTTTCGAGAATGCCCACGACATCATTTTGAGCTGATCATATGAAGATCCATAGTCGAGAGTCTCCCCTTGTTCTTTTTCGTACAAAGGAAGCCACCCTGCAAAAGTTCTTTTATGAATACCGGTGACACCAAGTCCATGACCTCCGTCATGGACTTTGACCTCGTGATGCGATTCACACCATGAGATCTTGCTGATCAGCAAAGGATCTTGCTTGAAGCGAGGAGCTACATCAAGAATCATTTGCTCGATAGTCATTTCTGAAGGAAGGACAACAGTCGCCTGTTGTGGATCTTCCGAGACAATGACTTCAGCGTTTGTGCTTGAGCTTTTTTTTGGCAAAAGTATCAGTGCTAAAAATGCCAAAATGAGCAATATTATTTTCAAAGTTTTCATGATATCCCTAATTCAAGGGAATGATGCCCGATATGCAGGCAAGGCAATCGTCCACAAGCTTTACGCTTGAGGAGGAACAGTTGTCCAGTTCAGGGCTTTTTCAATAGCAAGAAGTCCACCGGTTATGAATCCCACAACAACGGCAAGTCCAAGCTTTTTGAGATCGTCTATAGACGAGACGACAATCCCTGAATTGATAACGAGTAACGCTCCGGCAATACCACCTGCAACGAAACCTTTCGCAAACCTTTTGACAACTGATTTGAACATAGAATTTATTCTTTGGTGACGAGCACCACTAAAATTACTAATAAAATGACAACTATTCCTTGAAGTAACTGAATGATTTGTGCCATGCTTTATTTTACCATTTTTGAGGGCAAGTCTACAGCAATTCTCGTATAGGTGTGGATACCGGAACTCCGATCTTTTTTGCAACAAATTCAGCGTACACCTTCGGAGCATTATTATCGCTCGCAGGAGCGTATACGGAAGCCCACGCAAAGAGATCCCCTGCAGGGTTGTAGTATTTGCTCTTTCCGCTCGCAGCGTACCGCAAAAGCGATTTTAGGGCTTCAAAGCCGGTTTTATAGTCAGGGAATACACAGAATCCTTTGTCGTCCTGCCCTGTCGCTGTGGATTGCCCCACAAACTTGATATTTCCCGGATTGTTGTTCCTGAAGGATCGAGAGCCGGCAAAGTACCCCTCAAAAGATTGAATGGCAAGTGCCCACGCATCAAGCTTGCTTGAAACTACAGGTTCAGAGTTTTTTTTTAGAGCTTCCGCCATTTTTGCACGAGATAGTGGACCATAGAATCCTTCAGCGTTGAGTCCGTTTGCCTTCTGAAAAGCAATGACGGCTTTCTTTGTATATGCTCCAAAGTAGTCAGTGATTGTTCCGAAAGTAAAGTATCCGAGCTTCTTGAGATTCGTCTGAAGCTCACGAACATCCTCACCTTTCATTCCAAAAGAAAGGGTTCGAGGAATAACATTCACGACATCCACAATGCCTTTCAAAGCAAAGTGAACAGGGAATTCACGAGGCACAGTGACATCAAACGGAGGGTATGTGTCGAAAATATAATTGTTTTGATCGTCCATGAATCCCAAAGATTGAGCATGTGTTCCCGGAACAGGGATTGCAATATGAAGGGGAGCTTGCTTCAACGCCTGACGGCATGCAAGCTGTTGCTCCGGTGAGAAAATAGGATCTTGATCAAAGGCAACGAATTCATATCCGAAAGAAAGATACTGAAGGGCTTGCCGTGCCTTTGCCTTCATATCTTCAGTGATCAAAGTTTTGTCATGATACTGTTCAAAAGAATTGCCACCGAAAGGGAAGTGAACTTCAGCAAGAATGCCGTCCTTGCGGATCGAATCCCACACTGCCTGAAACCAGTTGCCGAGCTTTGTTGTACCGGACATGATTGCAGTGAAGCGATCAGAACAATTGAAAAGTCCGTTCTCGTCTATGAAGCCGAGAGCTGTGAGTCCTTCAAGATTCTTCTGTGGCATTTTGCCGTTCTTGATCATCCAATTCACCTGCATTTCAATTGTGTTGAGAGCAGAGAAAGTTGTGCAAGAAAGAGTATCAAAAGACATATTGAACTGCTTCTCTTTTGAAGGGTAGTATGTACGCCAGTCACCATTTGAAATTCGTTCGAAGAAGGTGAGAGCACCTGTTCGATAGTCTGAAGGCATCACACCTTTGTTTATAAAACCAGTCTGTTTTGTAGGATTCATATATTATTTTTCGTCTCGCCAAGACTTGAGCTTATTTAATAATTGCTTGGGAATGGCGTATCCCATTTTGCCTGCATTTTCAATGACAGAGATCAATTCAGTGAGAGCAAGGAAAGCAATCACTGTCTCGTCCAAGTATCCGATCACATCCGGCAGAGAGTATTCTGAAAGGCGAGCTGTGGTGATCAACATGAAGTATATTGCAATCTTGATCGGAGTACGAAGGATCTTTGAGCTTTTGATCACCTCCCCTGATACTTTCGCAGCGAGGATTCCGGTGAACCAGTCAATCAGGATCAGAAAAAGCAGAGCAATCATACTCTTTGCAAGCATAGAATCAAGAAAGAACTCCGAAATCACAAGCCCACCGGCAGCGACACATTTCAGAGTTACATCTTGACATATCTTGAGAAACATTGTTCCTATATATTTGACATTATCTTCTTTCATACAAGTTTTTATGAAACTTTATCCAACCTGTAATGCCCAACCCATGTTTGAGTCGAACCTGTTTGTATTCCTGCAATCTGAAGGGAAGTGATATTGTTTGTTGTATCATCCCAAAAACCAAAGCCACTTCTCCAGTTGTAGTTCCCATTTCCGAATGAAGCGATCCATTGCATCTGCCTTCGTGTACCCTTTGTTTTTGTTGCCTTGATAAGAATCTCAATTTGGAAGTGATTCATACTTTCTCCTCCTCCTCCTCGTCCTATCAAGTAACATACAGCAGAAGATCCTGTGTCGTCAGAAGTTGCATCGTCCTTTCTTTTCTGATAGTTGAATCCGTCAGTAGAGTTGAACATGATCTTCATTTTGCTTTGATCAGCTCCTCCGTTTGATCCAACAATTGTCAGTCTCCAACATCCGTCAGTGTCTCCGTCCAAAGAAGTCAAACTGAAAAGATTCGTGAATGAAGTTGTTACAGAAAGATTGAATGTTCCTGAAGCTACAGCACCACCCCCTGCAGTTGCCCATGATAGATTCCCTGATCCGTCATTTTTTAAGTATGTATCTGCAGCACCTTGAGCTGTTGGAAGCGTATATGTAATATCTGCAGCTTGTGTTCCAACTTTGAAAGCCGTGAAGTTTGATCCGTCATCCGTATCTTCATAAAGTCGAATTTGTGCAGCTTGTGTTGCATTTCCTTTGAAGTTGAATGTTCCAGTTCCCTTTGCGTTCCAGTCAATACCAACATTCGCATCACCACCGGAAGCAGTCCATGAAGGATTCGCACCTGTTGCAGCGTTTGCAAATGTGATCTCATTCACTGCTGAAGCAGTTGTTGTGAATATGATCAATTCATTTCCGTTGTTGTCGGCAATGAATCCTGCTGAAGCAAAACGAGGAGCTGTGAGAGTCTTATTTGTGAGAGTCACAGTATTTGAAACAGTCACAACTTGCACACCTTCAATGTTCACTTGTCCTGCAGCGTTTCGAGAAAGAGTTGTATCAGAAGCATGTCCGAGTTCTATTGTTGTGAATTG